TTCTGCTTGATATGGAGATGTAACAGTTTTAAAATCAAATCTTCCCTCAAGTAAAAAACCACCATCAGCAGTTTTCATTGTTGCGTGTTGATCTGCACTTGGTAATCCTGAATCATCAATAGGTGGAAACTGAACTTGATCTACTTGATAATTTCGATCTGGGTTGATAAATGAAACAATAACTCTATTATATTTAGAGTTTTTATCTTCACTTTGTAATTTAATTCCACCAATAATATCATCTTCATTTAAAGTTAAAGAAGCTGTGCCTATTGTTTCAATAATAAGTTTATATTTACCAGATGTGTATGGCAAATAACCTCTACAACCTTTTATTAATTCTCTTACATTATCTATTACTTTTTTAGATGTATCTAATACTGCATTTGTATCAAATATATTAATATCACTTGCACCTGAATATGGCTCTACTTGTGTTTCACAAATAACAGAGGCATCATAAAAACTTTGTAAATCAATATCTGAAACTGATAAACCTTTTCCATATCTTTCATTTGTTAAAAAATCTAATAAACACCATGCTGGATTAGTTTGATAAGATGCAGTTTGTTCAACTAAACTTGCGTTATATGTTTTAACTTTCTTACCTTTTATCTTAGCTTGTACTTTTGGTATTCCTGAAAAACAATCTTGATTCCATTTAAATCTAATTGCTAAATAACATAAACCTCTTAATCTATGATTGCTTCCCCAATTAGATAAAGTTGATAATAATGTTGATGCAGATTGATTATCTGTTCCAAAATGTGGTTCTAATCTAATAACACTTTCTGCACTTGAATCCTCTACTGTTGGGTCAGCTTTATAAAAATTAGTATCAGAACTATCTACTTCTACTGCCGTTCCATCAGATAAACTAGATGCAAATGTAACCACTTTATCATCTACTCTTATTTCTTCTATAGAGTTTATTTCTCCCTCTGCCATAACGATGGCCATATACAAATATTCATTTGTAGTTCCACCACCAGAATCTAGAAAGACACGAGTACCACCAACTAATCTTTCTCCATAAATTACAGGAATAGATGCGTCATTAGATTGTTTGTTTAATAAAATACCTTTTTCAAAATCATCAAATTCTCCTGTACCAAAATCAGGTATTTCTATATCAGGTACTAACCAACCAATAACAGAATCAACTACGTCTACTACAAAATCTACAACGTCATCTACTGTATCTGTAACCCAATCAACAAATCCACCCATTATATATCCTTAATTATAACCCTTTTAATTTTATTATTTTCTACTCTTAACCAAGTAAAATTATCTTTAATACCTTTAAATTTTTTTGCCATGTTAATACACCACTTAAAAATTTTTCTAACATTTTTAATGGCTATAAACTGAACAAATACTAAATTAGAACCTGAGTTCCATTCTTTGTAATTAATTTTTCCTGTTTGTTTAAAATTATTGTAGGCTTCGTTAGAAAGATAAGCCCAATTAGTAAATCCTATAAGTTCGTCATAATTATAATGTTTTTTATATTGATTTAAATTTATACTTGGATTTAAGTAATATATTAAATCTTTATCTCTTAAATAGTTATAATAATTTGTATTTCTAAAAAGTCTTATTATATCTTGCATTATTCTCTACCCCATTTAATATCTTGTACTGTTTCTGAACTAAACTCCATTCCATTATCTCCACTAAAAAATCTTTGTTGTGATGTTGGATTTGTTTTTCTTCCTGATACTTTTTGAAAATCTGCCCAATGTGAAACAACAGTAAATACTATATCTGATGAATCTTCTCCCTCATTAATTTCAAATGTATCTATTTGGCCATCATAAAGTAAAAAAGGGTCAGCAATCAAAGAATTATTAGAATCTAAAAAACCTCTAAATATTTTAACTTGGTCATTAACTACATTTTCATTTAGGACAATAGAGATATAAGTTTGATCTACAGCAGATAAACCTATTCTTAATGATGATTTAGTTATATCTACTTCTTCTGAAAATTGAGATAAATTTTTAACAAAACCTTGAGGATTATATGTAACAGATGAACCAGATATAGAACTTGTTAAAGCAAATGAACAATCAGTAAAATTAACAGGTGTAGAGAAATTAAAAGTAATTAGATGAACAGGTCGTAATACATAGTTAGCAAGTTCATTCTTTAGTGTTGTCGTCAGGTTTCTCGTCATATAATTCGTAGTTTGTTTGGGTTACAGTTTCTGTACCTTTTAACATAGTAAAATTAAATTTGCTATTGGGTTTATTATATTCTTTAAGATCATTAATTGATGTATCAATTTCATCTTCATTAACAATAGCTTCAGCAATAAAATCAGCAGTGATTTTGTGTCTAATTATATATTTTTTCATCTACAGTGATTCTTCAACATCTAATTCGAATTTATATAATACATTACCATCTTTATCTGCACCTACACCACCAAATTCTTGCATTTGATTTACTAAATAAACTGTGAATGGAACATTATCATAAGTTATATCAGAACTTGATACAGCTTCTCTTAGTGGTGGTTCTATTGTTAAAGAACCTGTTGAAATATCTGATTGATCTGCAACGACCATATATACTTTGTCGTGATTAGCAAATTTTATATAATCTCCAGCTTTTAATGTGCCTGTACCTGTTCCACCTAATGTTATTGATGTAGCACCAGCAGATGCAGTACCATTTGGAATACCACTAGCTGTTCCTCTAGCATTAGATATTTCTGGTGGAATTATTGTAAATGTTTCTTTTTGTGATCTTTGTTTCATAATAAATGCCATCAATTCGCCATAAACATCAGAACGTTTTGCAGTTATAATGTTAGCTGTAAATCCAAATCTTTGACCATCTATTTGTCTTGCAAATCTTTTACCACTTATTGATTTAGACATTAAAGTATTTTGTAATGATCTAATACCTAAAGTTTGGAATTTAGAGTTTGATATAGGAAATGCACCAGCCATTATATTATTGCCTCTCTACCACGTTCATTTACAGATTCATTAATTATTCTTGATATAGTTCCTCGTCTTGAAACTAATAAATCATCAAATCCTTTTGCATCTACTGTTGTTATGTTAAAATTAACTGTAGTAGCACCACCATTACCTGTACCTCTAGCAGATTGAGTAATTTGTCCTGTTGAGTTTGGTACAAATAATTCTGGCCCACGTTCTCCAACTACAATTGGTTTTCCTTTTGATACAGCACCACCTTTTGCAAAACCAAAAAATCCACCACCACCACCTAGAGCCATAAGAATAGCTTGTAATGCAATTTGTCTTTTTAGTGATGATTCTTGTTTTTTCATTGTATCTAGTTTTTGTCTTTGTAATGCAATATCAATAAGTAATCTTGCTGTCATTTCTATAAAGTGTGCTAAGATATTTACTAATAATTGTTGAGCAATATTTCTAAATGTTTCTGCTAAATCTTTTCCTAATACAACAGATTCTGCAATTGATCTTGATACTTTTTTAATTCCATTATTTATTGTTCTTGCAATTGTTTCTCCAATAGTAAAAAATTTCTTTTTCATATCTTCTAGTGCTGTTGAATTTAAATCAGTTATCATTGATTTAAATATTTTAGCTTGTAAAATTAGTTTATCCATAAAAGTAGATTCAGGTATTTTTTTAGTAATAGTTGTTGTTGGTGTTTCTTCTTCTGGCATTATATCTATTTCATCAGATATTCCTCTCATCTCTTTAAATTTTTTAATTATTTTATCTAATTGAGATACTAAAACTGCACCACCAGCCAAAATTAAATTTTTTCTAGTTGCTACATTAAATTTTTTCATAGCTATTGTTGCTACTCCAATTGCTGTTGCTAAATTATAGAAAAAAGTAACTAACTTAAATGCTATAAGAATTTTAATAGCTTCTGTAATTAATTTTATATTATCTTTTAAAAATATAACTGCTTTAGCAGTTCCCTGAATAGCTTTACTTAATCCTGTACCTATTATTTGTGCAAATTCATTTATTGTTTGTCTATTAGCTTCAACTGATGTTTTTAAATCTCCTAAATTTTCTTTTAATGCACCAAAAAAACCTTTTGATACTTCTACTTGAAAAATAAGGAAAGCATCTTTTAAGTTAGATATTGTTCCAAATAATGTTCTTGATAAATCATCAATAAGATTACCAAATTCTCCACCTGTTCCAAATGCTTTTCTTAATCCATTAATTGATTCTCTAGCATTTATTGAAACACCCTCTTTGAAACCAGCCATAGCCTTAACACCTCTTTCTCTAAAGAGTTCAGCAGATGATATTCCAGCACTAAATGATCTTTGTATTTGTAAAGATGCTAAAGCAAAATCTCCACCTAATACTGTTGCAGTGTTACCTGTGATTTTTAATAATTCATCAAAAGAAACTCCAGCTTCTTCTGCTTGTTTCCTAACTGTTGCTAATGCAGTTATTCCTTGTTGGATATTTGCTAATTCAAATGGAGTTCCCGATGCAAAATCTGTAACTGATTTTAAAGCCTTTTTAGCTTCATGTGCTGAACCAAATAAAGCATTAAGTTGAACTTCTAAATTTTCTATTTGTATTCCAGCATTTACAAATCCTCTTATTACAAGACCAGCACCTAAACCAATAAAAGCATTTCTTAAATTAAAAACTGATTGTTTAACTTTACTGAGTTTTTTATCTAGTTTATCAAAAGCCTCTCTTGTTTTATCTTTAGCTACTATGTCTATATTGAGTTTTTGATTTGCCATTATGTTTTAAACCTTTTTGCTTCTGCTAGTTTCTTCTCAGTATTATACTGATCTTCTTCTTTTTTCAAGTAAGCTAACCAAAGATTATAATGGCTAACAGGCATATCTAAAACCTGTTGGATAGTAAGATGTAATCTTTCGGCAATTACTAAAAGCGACCTTGTTTCTGGGTCGCTA